CTTATGGAGGAGAGGCGTTTTTCCGGGCAACAACTTTCTGAAAGGGTACACCGTGGGCAAACAAAGACTATCGTGGATTGTAACATTGTGTTTGACGGCAGCTACAGTGGCGATGGTTGCAGCCTGGGTCTACACCAAACCAGCGTATCAGGCATTCAGCATTGCCGAGCAGGTGCGTAGTGTTCGGCCTGCTGTAGTTCACGTTGAAAAGGTCGGAGTTTGCCAGGGAAGCGGCTGCATCATCTCCCCGGACGGCATTGTCTTCACGGCGAAGCATGTCACTGATGGCGAGGGAGGCACGTACAAGGTGACACTTGACGACGGGACTGTGTATGGTGCCAAGTACGCGATAGAGGATACTGAAAACGACGTGGCCTTCCTGAAGCTCGATTTGCCGCCCGGAACGAAGTTGCCTTACGTGGAACTTGGCGGCGAGAGTGAGGTGTGTAGGCCGGGTGATGGCGTATTTATCATGGGTTCACCCTTGGGCAGTGACAATTTCAACTCTGTTTCTTTCGGGATACTGTCATACAGTGCCAGGAACTTGAATACGCGGCCAGGATGGGAGCAGTATGACAAGTACGACTGGCATGTGATGATGCAGACCACGAGTCCTGCGTTTCCGGGTAACTCTGGTGGGCCGGTATTTGACATGCAGGGCCGGGCCATCGGCGTACTCGTTGCAGGCCAAGCTGAGACACTGAACTTTGCTGTACCAGTCGCACGATTCTACGAGACAATTGATACTGTGGAGATGTGGTTTGCTCTGTGCCGGTTTGACGTCGTGGAGGATAAACCAGCAGTTGAAGAGTGGTATGAGGCGTGGAACGCGACGATTAGGTTGAGGTGAGAGGATGAAATGGCTTGAGAAGATCATTGACAAACTGATCGCCGTGCTACCGGCCACATCGGTAATAGGACCGAATGAGATGGGCGTCCGCGTCACTTGCGGCAAAATAAAGAAGACACTTGGACCTGGTTTTTACGTGTACTGGCCACTGATGCAAGACATCGAGTCTATGGAGGTCATAAATCAGGTTGTTGATCTTCCACCGCAAACCGCACAGACAAAGGACGGACATGATGTTGTAGTGTCCGGTGCATTACTGTATAACATCACAGATATCAACAAGGCGTTATTCGAGATATACGACTTGGACAAAGCTTTAGTCGTCGTAGCACAAGGATCGGTACTTAACTTTGTTGCTTCGAGAACGTTGGACGAGTTAAAACAATCGGATGAAGTACGCACGGAATTGCGACGTGAAGTCGCGTCTGATGCCTCTGGGTGGGGTGTTAAGATCAAGCGTGCGTTTACTACCGAGTTTGCCAAAGTGAAAAGTTACAGAATTTACGGCCAGACAACGACACTCCCACTGGAGAATGAAAATGGGTAGACCAAGAAAACGCGGGGCTGGCTTGGGGACACTCACAGGAAAGCGAAAGAAAGCGTGGACAGCGTTCAGCAAGTTTATCAGATTGCGTGATGCAATAGCGACTACTGGGACAACGGATTCTTGCAAGTGCGTGACGTGCGGGCGAGAATACCCTGTCCACAAGATGCACGCCGGGCACTTCTTCCCCGGTCGATCCGATGCTGTGCTGTTTGACGAGAAGGGCGTGAATGCTCAGTGCTATCGGTGCAACATAATGCTACAAGGTGTGTGGCCCGCGTACTATAGAGTCATGCAGGAGCGTTACGGGCAAGAGTGGATCGAGACAGGGATCGAGACCTGGGCGATGAACAATGATTCGTACAGTGACACGGAACTTGAGGGGATAGAGTCGTATTACAACCGAGAGTACCAGCTACTTAAGGAAGAATACAATGGATAAATACGACCGTAAACTTATTGACGAGGTAATCGAAAAAGAACACTTGGATATGATCTCCAAGATCATGTTTGGCGAAGAGCCAGTCATTAGTTTCCAGTATGACAGGAACGGCGACCTCTACATGTTATCGAGTGTCTCTAACACAATGCATCTTTCAGAAAACTTCACTGGCAGTGACATGCTACGCAAGAAGGCGTCGATAGCCAAGAATGCTCTACGGTTGCTTGAAGACATGCGTGCGGTACTGGGCAGATCAATCGCAACGGCAAGATACCACATGAATTCGCAGGGTTGGTATCAAGCAGGGCAGGTGGTGGGTCACGCAGAGAAGCTGTTGGAGAGATTGACCCGCATAGCCGAGGCGACAGATTGTATGACCAACTGGTCAACTCCAGTGCATGTTCCTGGGAATGGTGGAGTTTACATGTTCTTCTTTAAGGATGAAGACGCGTATAGCCACATGGAGGTAAGTGCGTCCGAACTCGAAACGATGGATGACATAGACATACGTTGTGTGCTCCAAGGCCGGGTGAACGAAGACGCCAAGAGACGAAAGGACAAACAATGAAGACTCCGATCAAAGCCACTCTATCAAACATAGTAATCAGGCCGTGCAAGAAGAAGAAGCGTCCCGGTGCGGTCATTGTACCACATGAAGACGAGATCAGCGATTTTTGTTGTGTCGTATCCATCGGTCCCGACGTTCAACATCTCAAAGTGGGGTCTATTGTGCTGCGGCCCGACCCCGCAGATGTTGAGTGGGTTGATGAAGAGGACAATGACGAATTATATCTGATCTGCGACGAGTCTTCAATCGTTGCTACACGGTGACGACCCTCCAACAAAAGAGGAATAACACCTCTTCAGACGAGGTAGTTCCATGACTTAACGTGTACCCACACGTAAGGTGGTCTCTGGCGGTGGTATAGGAAAAGGGTGTGGGAACCCACCATATCGAACCATCTTAAAACCTGAATCGACAGGTCGGCCTAAAACATGGAATTGTTGGAGAAGTTTATTTCTGGAGCAAGGGTCGGGCGTACTCGGCCCCTGCTCACTTTTATGGAGTCGTCTATGGCTGTACGCAAAATTGCAAAAATCAAAAAGGGTAGACGTCGCAGGTTTGTGACATGCCCTGAGTGCGGTGGCACGGGCAAGACAACGCAGGGCCAGAACTTGAAACTTGAAATTCCGGCAAGCTCAATGTCGCAAGTAAAGTGCGGAAAGTGCAGTGGCGTCGGCAAGATTAGGGACGTCCCCCGCGATCACATCGACGCACTGTACGATTCACTCGAAAAGAAGGATATGACACGCATTGCTTTCCGCAGAGCGTACAAACGTGTGACAGATGAAAACCGTGCTGCGAGAGACATGAATAGGATAATCCGCAGACAAGTACTGGAACGTCAGAGAAAGAGAGACATAGATGAACAGATTGAACGACATTAGTGGCCGGAACGTACTCCCTGGTAGCATTGGTGGGCATCCAATAAACGGCAGTACACAACAGATCACAAATGCTGCGGCGGACACTGATGGTACTATCACATTGGTAAGCGGAAAGTCGTATTTGGTTGTTCCGACTATCACTGGTGGCGTGTACCTTGGTCTTGCCAATGTTGAAACCGCCGCGAATGTTATGTGGGTTGCACCGCTTGGCGGTTCGTGTCTCATGCACATTGAGTCTGGTGCGAATGATGCGAACGTCACAGTCCACTATGCTGTAACGGTGAATAATGCCAAGGCGTATGTCATTCTACTCGATGAATAGGGATTGGCACCATGAAGAAAAAGAAACCAGACAGTCCGAAGCCTAATATATCTCCGCATGGATTAAAAGTAAAGGCTGGGATCAGACTTAGCAGACTAATGGAGAACGTAGGCAAGGAGATAGCCGACACCGATTTAGGAGGACATGATCCGATCACCGGGCTTCCCCGGCAGGTGACAAAGATGGAAGCGTTGATACGAACCATCTGGAAACTTGCACTTGGTTACGCGGAGGAAGTGGAAAAGACAGACTCCAAGACAGGGGAAAAGAAGACTGTTAAGAAGATTCATAAACCCGATATGTCTTGTGTGATGTTGATTTATGACCGACTCGAAGGTAAGGTAGGATCAAAGGACACGGCAGTCAAACCTCCCAAGTTGCAGGATAAGGTCAACAATCAGGTGAGGAAGCGGCTGAATGCTCTCGTAAAAGACGAGGACTGATATGATAATCGAACAGTTGAAACCAGTACTCAGAACCCCGTTTCCAAATATGAAGGCGGTGTGGACTGATCCGATCACCGGACTCAAGGTTCCGAAGGGCCACGTAAGAAACCTGAAGTGGCGTGCCGAACTGATTGAGAACTGTGAGAAGGACGAGGGATACAGAAACGAAGTTTGGACCGCATGTAGTGAGTCAATACTGTACTGGATTAACGCGTTCATGTGGACCTATCATCAGTTCGATGTTGAATCTGATGGCACAAGGACAGCCGCCGCATGTGCAGACGTGCCGATGATAACGTGGGAAGTACAGGATAACATGTTGACCCTATTTTTACAACTGCTATATGCTGCCGACGAGAAAGATAGGGACATACTTGTAAACAAGTCACGAGACATGGGTGCGTCCTGGTGCTGCATAGCGTTTATACATTGGCTGTGGTTGTTCAAACCGGATAGTCAGTTGCTCGAACTATCAAGGACAGAGCCTTATGTTGACCAGTCCGGCAATATGAAGGCCCTATTTCAGCGTCACGACTATGTCAACGTGTGGTTGCCTGACTGGATGCGTCCCCCGAATGTCCTGGTGAATCAAGCCAACCGCACAAAGATGCACATGTTCAACGAATGGAACGGTAGCTGCATCGACGGCGAGTCAACTACGGAACATGCCGCATCCGGTGACAGACGGCTTGTCATCCTGCTTGACGAATTCGCCAAGGTCAAACACGGGCGTCTGATGCGTTCCGCAACTCGTGACGCTGGACTTATGCGTATCGTCAACTCCACTGTGGCCGGTGCAGGTACAGAATATAGCCAGTGGAAAAACTCAGGTCAGATTAGAGTGTTTCCTCTGATGTGGTGGGATCACCCGGATAAGGGTAATGGGCGGTATGTTGTACACGAGGGTGAGGGCAGAGGGTGGAAGATACGGTCTCCCTGGTATGATAACGAAGATGCGGTCAGATCACCGCAGGAGATGGCAAGGGAAATTGATGCCGAAGATGTTGAATCGGGTGACATGTTTTTCTCTGTACCCAACATTGACAAGCACATTTTCTTGTTCGGACGCGAACCTGATAGCCGTCACGTAATAGACTTCGTATATGGTGTGTCGAACGACGCGATGCACGAGATCATACGTGAAAAGTCACTCAACAAGGTCAGTATCAATCAACACCTTAATGGGCCGCTTCGTGTGTGGGCACATTTGATAAAAGGCAGGCTCGATCAAACGAAAAGCTACAGCATAGGGATAGATTTGAGCAAGGGCATGGGTGCCTCCAATACAGTGTTCTCCATCCGGTGCCGAGAGACGAATGTGAAGGTTGCAGAATGGAGAGACGCCAATACGCCGCCGTATGAAGCTGCACGAATAGGTGTTGCGTTGTGTTTGTGGGTTGGCGGAAAAGATGGATTGCCGTTCCAGAAGTGGGAGAATAACGGTCCTGGTTGGGACTATGGGCGATACATGGCGAAGCAGTGGAAGTATCCGAAATTCTATTTTTCGGAGCAAGTTGGTAAGGTACGAAAGAAGAAGACGCTTACGTACGGTTGGCAATCTGGTCCGCGTCAAAAGTACGAATTGCTCAAAGAGTATGATAGGGCACTTGCTCATGGTGGGTACGTCAACCCGTGCGTGTTCGCGTTGCAAGAGGCAAGAACGTATATCTATTACAATGATATTAGTTGTGGGCCTGCTTCGCTCATAGAAGAGAATGCTACTGCCAAGAAGACCCACGGTGACTGTGTGATAGCAGACGCGTTGTCACTTGACCCAGGCCGCATTGTGGCGTTAAAGATTGAGGGCGATATATCGATGTCGATGCGTACGCCTGCTGGCAGGAAGCAGACACTCGACAAGAAGAGGAAGTCAAAGCGTACGTGGAAACACGCATTCAACTATTCAAAGTAACCAAGGGGCCTCACGATGCCTGAATTTGTAAACAAGAAGAAGGTCCAACTTGCTGTTAAGTCTGGCTTCGATAGACACAGAAGATTCTGTAGGTCGAGAGTTGCGGGTATCAAACAGTACGTGGGACATCAGTATCGCGGTGAAGGTCAGATCGGTAGCGAGCCGATCAACCTCATTTTTCATGTCATACGATCCCTTGTTCCCACGCTCATAATGAGGAATCCGATCAATAAGGTAACGACAGAGAACACGATGTACTCTGACTACGCATACCTGCTTGGTCTTGGATTGGATTTGCTGAACAAGCAGATGGACCTCAAGACAATCGTTCGACGGGCCATTGTTGACGCTATGTTTTGCATGGGAATTGTGAAGACTGGGTTATCGGCATCAGAGGAACTATACGATTTCGGTGATGTGACGCTTGATAACGGCACTATCTATCATCGCAATGTTGACTTCGATGACTTCGTAGCTGACCCAACGTGTACAACGTGGGATGAAGCGGCTTTCATAGGGCATAGAAGTCGCGTTCCGAGGCAGTTGCTACTCGATGACGACAGTTGCGATCACGATCTTATTATGCGACTTCCTCAATCTGTGCATGAAGATGCTAAGAACAAAGCGACGAGACTGTCGCAGGGCGGCATGTCTTCGCAGGAGATGATCGAACTACAGGATTTTGTTGACGTGGTTGAACTGTACATAAAGGAAGCAAACGCCACTATCCTCATTCCTGATCCGGCACAACTCATTACTCCTGATTACATCAAAATTGAGGATTACATTGGGCCAAAGAGTGGTCCATTGCGGTTCTTGTCATTCACGCAACCTGTTCCTGGCAACCCGTATCCAGTTGCACCAGTTGGTATTTGGTACGATCTGCACATCATGGCGAACAGGTTGATGGTGAAACAGATGGACCGTTCAGAGGCACAAAAGTCACTGATCGTGGTTGATCCTGGTTCTGCTGAAATGGGTGATGATCTTCGTGACGAACCAGACGGCTCTGTTATTCTCGGCGATCCGACCACAGCGACTACACTGTCTACTCTCGGTGCTGAGCGTGGGACGTCGGAGACACTGAACAACTTGCAGGTATGGTTCAACTACATGTCTGGCAACCCTGACCAACAGGCGGGTATAGCGTCTGATGCGAACACTGCAACGCAGGCAACTATACTCAATGCCAACGCTAACGTCACAGTCGAGGATAGTCGTGGTATGTTGAACGACTTTGTTCGTGGGCTTAACCGCGATGCTGCGTGGTACATTCACTATGATCCAATGCTCGACATGACGCTCACTGTAAAACGTAGAGACTGGTACAGTGTAGATAAGGGAATGCTGAACAAGACGGTCAGACTCACATCAAGTCAAAGACGCGGCGATCACTGGGACTACACATTCGATCTCAAAGCACGATCCATGACTCCTGTTGATCCGATCATACTCACGAAGCGTGTAATCGAATTCGGAACAAGCGTTGTTCCGTCTATGGTGGCAGCGGCATATCAAGCTACTATGATGGGCGTGCCGTTTAACCTACGGGCCTCACTTACTTCGCTTGCTGAGCAACTTGACATAGCTGACATTGTGAGTGAGTGGTTTGATGACCCTGAGTACATGAACAGAATTGCACTGATGGTGCAAATGGGGCCGAAGGCTGACGGCGGGCCGAAGGGTGCCGGTATTGCTGGTGTGATGCAAAACGGTGGTTCCCCACTCGCTGGTGATACAAAAAAGAACCCGCTTAACCAGATGGCACAAGAACCATCTGGACAAGCTCAAAGTGCTATGCGTGGCTCGACACCAGGGTCACTTGGAGGTGGTTTCTGATGAAAAGTGATAAAGAATGGCAAGCCGAAAATGATGCGATGACACTATCGAGTGCTGCTGACATTATGAATAGTAAAAAACGCAGAAAGGCTGCGTTAGCGGCATCGGAGAAACATGCCAAGGCAGTGAGGAGAGTCACATCAAGGTTAAAGGAGGTGTTCGGCAAATGAAAAGCAAAAAGGTTGGTTGGGCTGTGAGACTCAAAAGAGCTATCCGAAAGGAACTGGATACAAGAAAGAACCTGAAGAAAGCAAAGGAGCGTAAACTACAGACGACGAACACAAAGTCAACCAAGAAACGGCTCGTTGATGCTGGTATTACTGCTGCGGAAATGAGTAAATTACGCGGTAGATAGAATGGGGAGTGATTGCTATGCCTTTGTATGGATTTCAATGCCCCAAGTGTGAAAAGAAAACAGAAGAACTCATGTCGTATAGTGATCTGAAGAAACACAAAGCAACTTGTGGCGAGTGCGGCGTTGCTTTAGATCGTGACTACACAGCACATGGTGACGTTGGTATTGTTGGGTGCGAGACGGCCAAGACATTTTGGTCACAGTCACTCGCTATTAGTCCGTCGCAGGTGCAGGAACATAGGGAGTTGTTCCCAGATGTATTGGTGGATAGTGAAGGACTTGTTGGCTTCACATCTGTAAAACAAAGGGAAAAGTATCTCGAAAAAATCGGGATGGAAAAAGTGCCAGCCAGGACTAAAGCGACTGGCGAAAGAATCTACTAACCTACCCCTGTCCATTGGACAGGCAGCTTAGAGGGTCTTATGAAGCAGACAGAGATGGCTAAGGGAATCGGTGGAGTCGGAAGACTGAGTGATGCAAACGGCGGTGAGTCGAAAGTCGCCGTGCCAAATCCAGAACAGGATAACACCTCCAATGAAGAGTTGTTAACTTCAGTCGAAGAGCGACTGGCCGATGTCACCGAGGAACCAACGCCAAAAAGAAATCCAGCAGCAGACTATGAAGACAATGATGACCCTACCCTCGATGAATCCGATTCTGATGAAAACGAGCGTGAAGCCGATGAATCAGATGAAGGTGAAGAGGCAGAAGCATCTGATGTCGATGGTTCTCCTAACCTGGAAGGTAACGAGGATGGGACTATACCGTTACCTGAAGCGTACGTACGATGTGCTATGGCGTATGGATGGAAGACAAGGGAAGATGTCCTCAAGTTCTACAATCAAGACCCCGCTATGGCAGTATCTACATTGTCCAACCTCTACGCGGCTCGCAACAAAGCGAGCGGTGAGTTTGCCGCCATCGGGCGACAACATGCTGAGGAAAAGAAGACCCAACAGTCAACCGATAGTGACGCCGTGAAGGTTCCTACCATTGATGTTGAGTCACTGAAGCAGCAGTTTGGTGAAGAGGCTGGTCCACTTATCAGCCTGATTGAATCGCAAAACGCAGTGATTAAAAAACTTGAGCAAAACTCAAAGGACGGAGTTACTGAACCTTTACGTGGCAAGACGATTCCCGGTCGTGGCAAGGCAAGTGTTGAAGAGACGATGATCGAACAACAGCTTGACACATTCTTTGAATCTGACAACATGAAGCCGTACGAGAAGGTTTACGGTAAACTTGAGATCGGCCAAACGTGGGACGATCTTTCGCCGGGCCAGCGTATGCATCGCTGGAAAGTTATGGAACAAGCTGATCAGATCGCTGGTGGTGCGAACCAACTGCAAGGACAAGATGTCTCTCTTGCTGAGGCATTAGAACGTGCACACCTGATCGTAACGCATAAGTACCGTGATAAGATCGTCGTTGACGGTATTAAAGCTAAGGTGGTCAAACGACAAAAGGGCCTAACCCTTGACCCGGCCAAAAGCCGAAGAAAGAGTAACGCTATGCAAAACGATACTGGTGTGACAGGAAAAAGGACGAAGTCACAGATAGAAGCCGCTGTAGCTCAGCGTATGCGTAAAGCGTTCGGCTAAGCGGTAGAAAGGAATTTGAATAATGGCAGTTAAGAACTCTGCATTGCTCGACCTGATCGAAACCACGCTTCCCGACCTGCCGGAGCAGTACTTCGAGATTACGTGGGATCGTCAGGACTATGAGTTTTGCCGCATCTATCAGACTGAGAGAATGGAAGTTGACGGCGGGACATCTATCAAGCGTAAGCTCATGCTTGATGATACCGGCAACGCTCGGTATCGCAGAAACTTCGACGTTGACGAACCCGCAGTGGGTGACGTCATGCAGGGCATCGAAGTGCCGTGGACGCAGATCGGCACTCACTATTCGTGGGAGAAGATGGAACTGATCCGCCAGAGAAACTCGGCAAAGGGTTTCATTCGGCTGCTCGACACTCGGCGTGCTGAGGGCCTGTGGTCACTCGCAAAGCTGATTGAGAATCGTGCCTGGAAGACGCCCACGAATTCTTCGGATGATCTGAACCCCTACGGCGTTCCGTATTACATCAACATGCTTGATGCCGATTCGTCTGACGCTGGTTTCGAGGGCAAGACTATTCGATTCCAGGATGGTACGACTGACACGGTATGTGCCGGTCTCGATGCTGACACGCATGATAAGTGGCGTAACTACGCCGCCGTATACACGAAGGTCAACAATGACATGCTTAGAACCTTCCGCAAAGCGTTCCTGCTTACGCGGTTCAAGGCTCCCATGTTCATCAATGATCCGGCCCAGAAGCGGAATGCCGCGAAGCGTATCTACTGTGACGCTGATACGGCGGTCGCTCTTCAGGATTTGGCTGATTCGCGTGACGACAACCATAAGGGCAAAGACGTCCTCGGCAACATTCGCGTGGACGAGGGTGGCCTTGTGTACATCAACCGAATCCCCGTCCAGTACATTCCCGATCTCGACGGTGCGGTTGATCCAGTCACCAGTGGCACCACGAAGCCGATGTATTGTGTGGACTTCGAGAAGTTCATCCCCTACATCCAGGAAGGCTACTGGATGGAAGAGAGCGATCCGATGAATGATCGGCGTCAGCACACCACGTTCACCGTCTTCTTGGACGGGGCACACAATAACCTGTGCGTCAACAGGCGTCAGGCTGGTTTCGTTCTGCACACTCCCATCGTGAGTGCGTAGTAGTGACCCAGGTACAACAACAGGGGGTGGGAACGCCCCCGCATTTTTCAAGGAGAGTCTAAATGACTGATACAAGAGGTCGGGCGAGTGCCCGGTATCTGGGCAAGGGCGG